ATCGTTCCTATCGTTCTTACCAATCGCCAAGTCCCACGCGCAATAGAACTTCATGCGGTCGTGATCAACGTCTTCACGGTTGTAGTAATTAATCATGTCGCGCGTAAAGTAATCGCCGTCATCCGCAACAGGGTTTTGTTGGTACAAGGCTGACCAATCTCGTGGGCCAACTGCTTTCTCGATCCGTGCTAGGGCTTCTTCGTCGTAACGCTCTGCATGGAGAGCATCGCCAGTCTTTCGGAACTCTTCATCGACTTCTGCCCGTGCTGGGTAGTTAACAACTTCCCATTGCTCACCGTTATCGGCTGCTGCTTTGAGGAGTCTTCCCGCCAGATCATCGTCATGCCAACGAGTAAGAATAACCAGAACCCCGCCACCTGGAGCGAGTCGCGTATAGGCTGTGGACGTATACCAGTCCCATGTGCTTTCGCGGGCGTTTGAAGATTCTGCGTCATCTCTGTTTTTAACTGGGTCATCTATGACGAGAATATGCGCGCCTTTGCCCGTGATACCACCACCAACGCCCGCTGCCACGTAGCCTCCACCCGTTGTCGTAAGCCAAGCTTCTGCACTCTGGCTTTGAGGGTCGAGACGAGTTTTGAAGGCAGACTTGTAGCCGTCTTCACGCAAGAGGCCACGAACTTTTCGAGAGAACGCCATCGCAAGCGAACCCGAATAAGAACAAGAGATAAATTCATGCTCTGGGTTTCTACCCAGATGCCAAGCCGGAAACGCAACGCTTGCAAGCGTGCTTTTACCATGTCGGGGCGGCATGAAGAGCATAAGTCTAGGACTCTTTTTTTCAGTGACATCTCTACTAAATTCCTCCAGTCGTTTACAAATATCTTTGTGGACCCAACCCGCTTGGTATTCGTGGTTGAATCTTTCTACAAACGGTAATAATCGCTTCCGAGTTAAGAAACGCAGAGCGAGTTCCGCGCGCGCTTTCTCTTCTACTGATTCTTGCCTCGCTTCTTCTGGTTCAGCAGCCGTAGGTAGTGGCTCCTGCTCTGCGATATCCGCTTTGCAATACACGCACAGTCGGTCGAGGCCCGCGTATAGCGTTTCGGGGTGCGAATTCTTGCACCTAACGCACTCGATCTTGACGACCTCTGTCATTTATTTTCCGTAGACATTTGCCATACCTAATTCGACTAGCGTCTCGTTGAGGTTGATGCCGTCAGCCAATAACTCACCCAATAATCTGCCATATTTCCCCGATTTGTCTTTATGGGTGCGGATTAAGATCTCATCTGCGCCATCTAGCTGGTCTTGCAGCCAATCACGCGCAGCAATACCTTCCGCTTTAGTTTCTTCGTCTACTCCGCGCAGCTCTGGCGTATTAATTCCGTACAACCGCACCTTCTCTTTACGGATAATGATGTTTAGACCGAGGTCTATGTCTAATGTGCAGGTGTCACCGTCATAAACGGAGTGAACCCGCGATACCTTATAGGTGTAGAGCATTATCGGCCCCTCAGTGCATTGATATAATTCATGATGGAGTGGTCTGAAATCCAATCACCCTTGGTGTCACGTTTTCCAAGCGGTAAAAGTGTGCTGGGCCTACCCATTAAGGGCGGGATCATCGGAACAATGTCATTTTGAAATCGGTACATGGTTACCGGACGGTTTAACGCCTTCAGCTTCCCGACTCGCGGTGCGCCGAACGTGACAACCTGATCGATTTTCTTGTCGCCGTCTGTTTCTCGCTGAATAAGAGCCGCTGTTATGAGAGCGCAAGCACCCCCCAGGCTATGTCCGGTCAATGTCACTGAATCTAAGTCGTTATCGGCCATGTGATCGAGGACCACGTACCCCAACCGGCGGCTCGCTTTCAGGAATCCCGCTGGGCAGAACCCTAAAGATGGTGCCCACATCGGAAATATACGCAAATCCCTGAATACGTCTTTGGGCTGCTTGATATCGGTGCCCGCAAACGCAACTGTCTTCTTATCTTCAGAGAACAGCACCTCCATTCCAGCAGTAACGTGGTCCCACTCTTTATACACATGGGCTGATAACAGCGCGCAGTCGAGGTGATTAGTCATCCGTTTCGTCGCAGCTCACATGGTCGTTCTGACGCTTAATCTCGAATGGTTCATTCCCGAAAAACGGCACTGCTGAAGGCAGCTGAATCGAGATCGACTTCTGACCGCATTGCGGGATCGAGGAACAGCTAGCAAGTGCCAACATCATTACTAGTAAAATTAACTTCATGTGCGCCTCTTTGGTTTAGGCTTCGGCTTTGGTTTAGGCTTCGGCTTTGGTTTAGGCTTTGGTTTAGGCTTCGGCTTCGGCTTTGGTTTAGCTAGGGCTTTTACTTTTTTCCTAGCCTCCTCTCCACGAGTCCGTGAGGTTTTAGTGTGCTCCCCTCCAAGCTTTGTCATGCCGAACATTTCTTGCTCACGCGCTGCGACAACTGCTGTGGATTCAACGGCTCGCTCGCCCGCAGATTTCACTTCGTCGCTTACTTTCCTTTTACCGTATTGCGTAGCTTTACTTACGACAGTTTTGCCGTACTTTTGAATAGCTTTTTTAGCGCCATTCTTAGCTAAGTATCTTGCAGCTGCTGCAACGCCTAATGGTATTAGTGGTCCTGCCATTACTAAGACTTCCTCTTCATTAACCGCAAGCGCGCTTTCTTAGCAGCAGGTTTCTTTTTAGCAGCAGGTTTCTTTTTAGCAGCAGGCTTTGGCTTCGTTGTCATGCGTTTAGCCATTTCTAGCTTCGATACACGAGCTTTTGGCTTCTTAGCAGTAGTCTTCGCCTTTGGTTTCGCCTTCGCTTTTGGTTTGGGTTTTGTTAAAGCGCCTTTTACTTTATTTACCCCAGCCGTTACCCCAGCCTTTATGCGATCAGGTAAGCTTGGCCCCCATGAGGCTGGATAGTCTTGGCCTGCTACAGCTTTTCTATTACTAAGAAAATCAGCTTTACTTGGTACTTTTTTGGGATGCCACGCTTTATTGGTGCCTTCGTCTTCAACGGGTATTCTTTTCTGTACCATTAGTAGACCCTTTTCTTCTGAGGCTTCTTCTTAGCAGCAGGCTTCTTTTTTAAGAGATTTTGCGCCAGTTCTAACTGCTTTTTAGTAGGCTTCTTTTTAGTGACCTGCTTCTTAGCAGCAGGCTTTTCCTTACGCGGAATGGCATATCCTCTCATTACTTACTCTCCTTTCGGCTCTAGGTAGTCGATGTCTTTGCCCGCGATCTTCAACAGGTCTTCGTCACTCATGCGTTCGAGCTGCTTGGTGCCGTTAACATTGATATTAATTTGTGCGGTTTGTTCTGGTGCGACCAGCCCGTGCAGCTTGACCAAAGAATCGGTGGTGTTCTTCATTTCGGTGGCGTTAGCGCTGGAGTTATAAGCGTCCATATACATCATGTGCGCGTGTGAGTTCGTGAACTTCACCTCTTCGCGCATCTCCTGACGGAAGTAGGCAATGGCTTGCTTTACGGCGGGGACTTTTGAAGCTTGGTAAGCGGTAGAGGGACTCGCGTACCCCGCACCACGGCCAGCAGCTGCTACTGTCATACCAGAGCTGATGAGCGAAACTAGCTTTTCTTGCTGCATAGTAAGTTCGCCGCGATTCAAACCCATATAAGGAAGATGCGACTCGAACTCAGTATGCTCACTAACTAAGTCAGTGGACGATGGTTGCTCCGATACTTGGAGATTCTCCATAATATTCTAAATTGTTATCAAAATTTACGAATATGGGTATGCCTTTGATGTTCGACATCGACAGCTCAAGCACATATTCTTCGGCGTATTCAATAGTGCTGCCAGCACCTATAATCACCTCGACGCATTTGTCGAAGTCGTAGATAAGTACTTCTTGCCCATCGACCATAGCCGACCCAACAATAGCTGCGTCGAGGCCATCAATCGCTAAAAGATCAATATCATCCATTAACGTGTATATTAGTCTGGGTATTATCTAATCGCAAGAGAAATTGTGGATGTTCTTTACCCACCAATAAAACATATCCTCAGATAGAGTGTGTTTCATAATGTTGATTCGGAAGCAGACAAGCTGAACGTTTTGCACGGTGTAACCACGCTCTCCAGAAATCCTGTCTAGTGAGACATTACACTCTTTTCTACCCATACCATCTTTATGGTGCGTGAGATAAACACCGCTGATCGCGCACCGGCCTTTCTGCTTTTCCCACTTTAAAAT